ATAACTCATCTAATAGTGGTTCTATGATTGCACAAGCTAAAGCAATTCAAGAAGAACCAATAGATGTACCATTTTAATTAGACAGAACCTTTTCATGTCTAATAATAGTGAGGGAACAGTTTCATTTTTTTCTCCGTACATAAAAGGCTTTATTACGTCATGGATAGAGCAGCTTAGTACCTCACTAATTAAAAGGATAAAATATGTTTAAATCAAATTTAAAAAATATTCTTCATAATGATAATTATTTTGGAACAAGAGATTATAAAGAAAATAAGTTTGGTATTCCAAAACCTTCTAAACATAATCCTCAATTTACAAAAAAAAGAAAAAAAAGAAAAAAAAGAAAATGACAAAAAGACAATCAGAACTTTTAAATTTTATAAAAAATTATATTTCCGAACATAAATATTCCCCCTCTTACGAAGAAATGATGAAAGGTATTGGTGTAAATTCCAAATCTAATATTCATCAAAAAATACATTGTTTGGCAAAATTAAATCTTATTACAATAAAACATAACATGGCAAGAAGTATCGAGGTTCTATGAATATAATTATATCTATTTTACTTACTATTTTAGTTGCAATTCAATTTTCTCATTTATGGATTTACTATCATCAAGTTATAGGGTTTTCATGTTAGATTATAAACGAGAATTAGCTCAAGTAATTACAGTACGTATAGCTGAAGAATTAGGTTTTAAAAAAGATCAATTATTATCAGGTAGACGAGATATATTATTATTTGTAGCTAGACAGTATCTCTATTATTTTTTAGATTATTATGTAGGTCTTAATACTGAAGAAATGGCAGAAGTTGTTCAAAAAGATCAATCTGGTATTTGGTATTCATTAGCTACATTTGAAAAAAATATAGGTCGAAAGCAAGGATATACTTCCGAATTTTTTAGATTAGACGGAATAGTGCGTAGCATAACTATAAATTATATGGATTACTATGGTTATGATACTGAAAAATGGCAATTTAGAAGTCGAAGAAACGTACTCGCTGGAACAAATCTTTCACGAGTGGATAGACTACTTGATAAACATTGGGCAGATCAAAAGAGAGAACGTGAATTGGAAACAATTAACGGAAGCAATAGTTGAATTAGAGCTACAAGGATATAAAAATGCTGGACGAAAATTACATTAAAGAATCTATCATGGAAGCTGAAGGCTACCGAGATACTATATATATGTGTACCGAAAATCACCGTACGATTGGTTGGGGGCATAAATGCGTAGAAGATCATTGGAAAGATAATACATCTTATCCTAAAGGATATTTAAAAGAAATATTTGATATTGATTTTAATAAAGCAAAAGAAAAAATGAATACATTAGTTAAATTAGAAGATTTAGAACACATTGATCATAGTGCTAAATTAATTTTAGTAGAAATGATTTTTCAAATGGGTATGCGAGGTGTTCAACAATTCCGAAATATGATCAAAAGTTTACATAAACAGGAATATAAATCTGCAAGTTTACATATGCTTGATTCAAAATGGAATCGTCAAACCCCCTCAAGAGCACAAAAATTATCGAACATGATGAGTGGACTTCAAAGTTAAATCCGTTCCATAAATTCTTTTGTAATGTAATATTGCCCAATCAACAATATCATCTTCAGTATGTTGATCTATACTGACGCAACAAATGCGCTTATCATCATTTTCATAAATTTTATTAATATATTTTTTATCAGATAAAGTATCAATCATAATATCAGCTTGTCGATCTGAACATGTTAAAAATTTTTTAATTCTTTTTATATAAATATGCTCATGATCAAATCTCCACAAAATTAATTGAATTAAAAGAGCTAAATAATGTGGCTTGTTAATATTAAAACAATATTGAACAGTAGAGTTTTCAGTTTCGGTATAATAAATTTCTTGTAAAATACCTTTTAAGTAATTGTATATTTTATTTGTAACTTGAGAATTGTGTTCTAACAGATTAGGTGCGTTACTTTGATCTGTGTGATACCCTTTTTGACTTCCAAATCCGAAAACATTTTGTTTTTTTGGCATATTGACCCCCCCTATTCACATATAAACATATTTTAATATAAAAATACTGTGTAAATATTGCGTATAGTCTTTAATGATTCTAAATGAATCACTCAGAATCTTATATACTTTTCAGGTACAATCACTCTAGGACATCTTAATTAACTCACTGAGGGGCAAATATAAGGCTGTTTAGAATCAGTCTAATGTTAAATTATGGCTTTTTCCAATTAGTAGCAACTTTTTCAGCAGATCGTCCAGCTATGTACCCACCAACACCTATTGTTAATAGATTCCACATTTGATCAGGAATCGAAAGCTCAATCGCTGTACCTAAAAACGCATTACAAAAAGGAGCTATGATATGATTGTTCGCAATTACAATTATACAAATCCACATCAAAGCTGGTCGCCAGGTGGCTGTGAGCCAATGCTTAGATTCTGCTTCGGCTTTGATAATATTTGATTTAGCTATAAGCTCCTCATGATCGCCATTTAATAATTGAGTGTTAAGTTCATGCTTGAGCTTCTCTTTTAAATCTTTATCAGGTATAGACTTATCAACTATACCACCGACAATCTTTGCGATTGGACCCACAGCGTTCAATAGAGGTAACATTAAAATATCATTCCATATAAAATCATAACAACAATAATTGTTAATGCACCTACAATAATTTTTCCTCTTTTGGTTAATCCTTTCCAAAAGTATTTTACTTTATCCATAATCTCTCTCCAATCTATCCATAGAAATAAAATTCTTTTCTTGGATATGGTTATCCCAGATAGCCAATTCGACAATACCGTAAGACCATCCAGTCATATTAAGCTTTGCATACTGTTCAACATGGTTCATTGGCAACGCACAACCTACATTAACGATACGAACATACTTCTTATCCCCTATTTTTGGGGCTTTCCAATCTCTATCTTTGTGCGTATGACCAAAGACCAAATCATGCAAACAATCATTAGCTATTGATATTTCTGCATTACGCCCACCGTATTCTTTACCCATTATATTTTTAGGTACATGAGTAAACCCTACTCCACTTATAAAAAATATATCTCCGTATTCAGAAGTATTCCATCCAGCATTATGATACGAGCTATATAGCTGCTCTTTCATAATGCCTTCAATTTCAGGAATGTTTTCTTCAAAGCGATGAACACGAACTTCATGATTACCAAAGGTACAATGTTTAGGTACATCATATGTACCCATGCCTTTATTTAGCATAGCCATTGCTTGACGTAGTGAATGTATATCCACCATGAAAGCGTCTTTTAATTTACCTTGCTGAGAATCATTCTTTTGAAAAAAACTTAAACTATCAAAGCTACCGAAGTCACCAATTTGAACGACAAAATCTGGTTTGGTATTTTTAATATGTTTACCAATCCAATAAAAACGATCTTTAGGTATATCAGGACTATCGTGGGTATCCCCTATAACTAAAACTTTATGACCTTTAAAAGAACTTATTTTAGAATTGTTATTATTTTTAATGTTGTCCATATAAATGTTACTATTCCACCAAGAAATAGAATAGAACGAATTGCTCCTTTGCCAGTAGCCATTTCTTCTTTTAACTTTACAACTTCCATGCGATTTTCTTTAACCTCAACTTCAATACGATCTAATGCTTTTGTAATCGCTAATACTTGAGATTCCCAATCGGTCATTTTTTCTTCAGAACGATTGTAAGAATAACGATAAGTAAAACGAGATTTACAAATCCTATATCATTTGTCAGTATGTGACCTATTTGATTATTCATCATTACATTTTTGCCAATGGGTTATTTAAAGCTTTCTTAATTTGCTTATCAACATCAGCTTCTAATTCTTTCATATCTACCTCTATATCTTTTATTACTTCTTTTAATTCTTTTGCATTTGAACGAGAATCTTCTTTGACACGTTGTTCTACATCTTCCACAATCGTTTCAATTCTACGTACATCAGATTTTAAATCATTTTTTAATTCTTTAGCTACATCTGCTACCAGCTCTACTTCTTCTAAAATCATAGAGATTTCAGATTGCAACATAGTTACTTCTTGTTGAAGTAAATCTAATCGTTTATCAAAACCACTTAGATCAGGTGCAGTATATTCAGTTATCTGTCCTTTCATATCAAGATAGTCTTTGTAAAATTCAAAGCCACCCCATAGACTACCACCAAATGTTGTAAGAGCAGTAAGGATTACCATGATCTTTCCACCCTTAAACTTTATTCCACCTACATCTACTTCTGCCATTGACTATCAATCATATCGTTCATTAATCCATCACTACCAGCGAATAGGTAATAACCAGCAATACTGTTATCAGTAATTGTAGCGTCAGGGATACTCACATTAGAAAAGAAACCAGCTCTATCATTTAATTGAAGCTGGGAATCAAAAAATGTCTTACTATCTCCTAAGACTTGCATAACAATTAATGTTTTAGTTTGAGCTACGTCATCATATTTTTGTTTGTCATCAATCTTTTTTAAAATTTTTTTAACTGCTTTCTCTTTAGCAGTTTCTTTCTTTTCTTCTTTAGGCTCAGGTTTACTTTCCTTTTTATTCTCAACAGTCTTTTGTGGGCTTTCTTTAGGCTCTGGCTTTTCTGCCACATCTTCTGTAGTTTCCTCAACTTCTTCTGCAACAGGTTCAACATCTGATACCTCCATTTCCATTTCTATTTCAGCTTCAATTTCAGATTGAATTTCTATTTCTATTTCTATTTCTTCTATTTCTATCTCTACTGTTTCGTAGGTAGGTTCATCTATCTCTATTGGCTCTAAAATTAATCCTTCATTACTATCAATAGGATTATTAGCCTCAAATACATCTTCAACAACATCAATAATATCTTCAGGTGTATCTATGTTTAACGCTATAAACATTTCTACAGAAGTGATAGATTCAGTAATTATTGTATTGATAACGTTATAGAGCACATTAACTGTGACATCATCAAACAAGGGTCCGATACTAAGATTAATATCTCTACCCCCTATTTCTATAACAATAGATGTTAAGCTACCTGAAAAATCAAATCCACTTTCATATGTTTGATAGCCAGAATTAGTACCACTAGCTGAAAGAATATCCGTTCCTGAAAATACATTAGTGTTACCATCTTTACCTGTAATATGCATATAGATAGAATCACTAGCGTCTTGTTTATCTACCTTAATAGAATAATTAGTTTTACCACCATGTGTAATATTAAGATCAGAAATATCTATTGTATTAACAAATGTTGTTCCCATTCCTGATACACCCATAGCAGAAGTAGAATTGCCAGAACCAGTTATTGAAGCACATTTATCAGTACCAAGATTATAACAACCAGAACCACTTGGCATAGTAGCTGGTCCTTGACCTCCCCAATCAATATCCATATCTCCTTCTTTAGAAGATACAACATAATCATTATCGCCATCTAAAAGATCACCAGAATTTTCATTGGTAACTGTCGTAGTTGTTGTTGTAGTTTCGGTAGTTGTTGTGATGGTAATACCATCAGCTTCATGTTCAATAGTTTCAGTAACTACTTCATCAATAATTTCTTCTATGGTAGGTGAACAAAGACCAATCGTATCAGTAGAACAATCTACTGCTTTACTAGAAAAGGATAGGAATACCGATATACATAGCCATAGCCATAAATATAAATTTGGCAAACTCATCATCACTTCCCTCAACTGGTTTTGTTATTTCTTTTTGATTAAAAACTTTTGAACCTTCAGGAATTAAATCAGCATTTAATTTCCATTCTTCAAGAGCTTCTGCTCCAATCTTTCCATTAATTGGTGGTGGTGTTCCAGCCATTATCATAGCGTCAAATACACGAGGGTCACTTGATAATAAACTTACTGCAGCAACCTTCATTCCCATTCCGTATAATGATCTAGCTAATTTAATACGTTCACAGTTTTCATCTGTAATAGTAATACCAGAAGCTATCCCCAGGATTTGTGTTTGTACTGCACCTGACGTAGCTGTCTTACATATGTCGGAATTGTTAACAACAACACTAGGAGCATTAGCAGTTGGTGGAGTATTATTAGTTACTACTGTTGAAGATACAGTATTTGTATCAGCACTTTTGGCACTTGTTACAGCACTTATAACAAGAATAAAAGTTAATATAAAAAAAAGTATTTTCATTATTTACGTTCCAAAATCTTTTTTATTTTAAGTATACCTTCTGAGTCAGGCTCTAATTCTGCTACCACTTGACCACATTCGTAACGAATAACGTTTGATCTGTTATCTGCCAAGTTGCGTTCACTTTCTCTTTTAACTTTAAGACAATGAGATAAACCATCTGTTTTCATAAAACCATCCATTGAACCGTTTACTATCATCATCATTGCAAATACTGTTTCAATTATTGCCATTTGCTCTTACCTTATCTTTTAAATGTTCTACGTCTGTTTGTAATTTATCTACTTGCTTTCTAAGAAAATCTATATTCACACGATTGTTCATCATGGATTCCATTTCAGTTGTTACTTTTTCTAATTGAGAAGCTGTAAATTCTAACAACATATACTGCTCCTGATCGATAGGCTTTTGGTCAGCGGCTTTTAATAAGTCTGCTTCAAATAAAGTTGCTCTTGTTTCTATATTATTTAATCGTTCAATAACTCCAAAGTATGCCCACACACCTAGAGCTGTAGCTCCTAATATACTGAGAAGATTTCTCATAGGCATTGAAATTGCCGTATTTTCTGAAATTTTCATTTAAGCTCCACATGATTCACATTCATCAGGACAAGCACAATCTTCTTTTCTTAAAGCACCACAATCAGGACAAGGATTAATCATGAAGCAATTTCAGTTATCATAAATTGTGCGGCTCCAGTTGCAAAAGCATTTCTGTTCCACCTTGTTTCACCTGTTAATTCGTTTTTCATTTGACACTTAAAAGATTTTGCAGATGTTCCCCAACTTGCTCTTTTATAAAACCATGTAATTTGATGATATGGATAACTGTAAGAATCAACACCACCATTATCAACTCTTATTATTGTTCTTTGTTCTTCTTCTGAACTATCAGTAACATTGTAAATGTTTTGAATAACATAGTTATCTGCATTACTTTGAGATAAATTTACAACTCCACTTACTGTAAAAAGTATTGTAGAACTTCCACTTACTGGAGTAATTGAGGCTGTCATTCCACTTAAATCAATAAAACTTGTAGAGGTACAAGTAGTGTTATCTGTTGTTTGAGTAATAATTTGTTGTGACAATTTTCCACCACCTTGAACATAATTACTTGTAGGCAAAGTACCTGTAACACCTCTTGCAATATTTAATTTAACTAGGCTCATGGTTTACTCCAAATTGAATGTGTTAATTGTCCAAAGTTATCTTTCTTTTTATCTGTTTCTCTTGCTAACAATTCGTCATATTTAGATGAGTCATAGTTAGTTGGAATATCTCTTAGATTTTTTCTAAATAATTTTTGTGCGTCAGTAATATCTCCACGCAATACCCAAAAATCAGTTTCCATTAATACATTTAATCTCATATTTTTAATTTTTTCTAATTTTTGTTCATC